TATTACCGATCGGGGTTGTTTCTTTCCTCATCATGCAGCTTCCTATGACAATTCGAACAGAGCACAATACACTTCTCTTCTATTTCTTTCATAGCTGCTTTAAAGGCGTTGTTGCGGATTAGGGTGGATACAGAACGTTTGTTGTCTTTGATTACGTGATGGAAGTCTAAGGTGGCGGGGTGATTCTCCCCGCATTTGGTGCAGGCCAGTGTAGATCGAAACTCTTTCCACTTAGCCCTAGTTCTTAAGCGCCCCTCTGCAGCCCGTGCAAAATGAGCTTCTTTCGTTCGTTGGTAATACTCTTTACGTTTACGTTTACGGATTGTTTCTTCAGAAGCTTTAGCCATACTAAATAATCCCATTGACGGTTTGCGTATTATACGATAAAAACGTTGACAGTTAAATATGACGGAGTATACTCCTTCCAAAGGACCACAATATGCCATACGCTCAAGATCAAATTGGAATTTACAAAATAGTTAACACTACAGCTAATGAATGCTATGTGGGACAGTCTCAAAGAGTAAAAAAACGTATGAAAGAGCATTTTAGGTTGCTGAACAAGCAAACACACCCAAACAGCCATTTGCAAAGAGCATATAATAAATACGGACGTGAAGCGTTTGTATGGACGCTCGAAGTTGAGTGTGAAGATATAAACGACTTAGACTTGATAGAAGAAGCGTTTTTAGTGGGTGAAGCTGAGTTTGATCAGCCGGTAACGTACAATATTGCTAATTTTGCTAAAGCCCCTATGAGGGGTAAAAAACACACAGAAGAAGCCATTAACAAAATAAAAGCCGCAAACGCAGCGAGAGAGTTTGATTATATGAACGCGGAGTGGCGCAACAAACTAAAAGCAGGGCAAAAAGAGCGGTTTTTTTCCGACCCAGACTGGGTTGCAAGATTGAAGTTTATCCTAGATAATGACCACATGTCATATGCGGAACGGGCGCGACGAGTTGGTAGGGATATTTCATGTACCCGTAGGACTTATCTAAAATATCAACACTTAAAAGGAACTATATAATGCAAACTCGATTTTCTGGCCCAGTCGTATCCGACAACGGCTTCGTAGGCAACTTCACTGGCGGCACAACTAACCTAGCCCTCTCAGGCAACCTTGCTGTTACAGGCACATCTACTCTTACTGGCGCAGTCACTGCTGCTGGTGGTGTTACAGGCGCTCTTACAGGCAACGTCACAGGCAACGTCACAGGCAATGTCACAGGCTACATCATCTTACCAACATCAGACCCACTAGTTGCTGGAGCTTTGTGGAACGACGACGGTACTATTACTGTATCTGCTGGCGCTTAATTAGGAGCCAATCATGGCAATGCAAAGTGATGTATTAGCCGCGTCTCTTGATGCAACTGGCACTGTATTAGACGGTGGTACTCGGGTAAAGGGTATTACGATCTCGTACGAAGCGGGTGGCACCGTTGTACTAGATGATGCCGGCGTAGACAAATTTTCTTTTACTGCTCCAAGTACAACTGATGGTGTGACTAACATCCTGATTCCGGGTGAAGGCATTCTGTTCCGTACTTCGGTAGATGCGACAATCGCAGACGCGTCTATAGTCGTATATTATGGCTAGCACCAAAAAGAAGAACCCTACCCTTGCGGTAGGAAGAGGAGAGAAGCTACCTGTTTCTCAAGGAGCCGGTTTGACCGCGAAAGGTCGTGCTAAATATAATAAAGCTACCGGCTCTAACCTCAAAGCCCCTGCCCCAAAACCAAAAACAAAAACCGATGCTGCTAGACGTAAATCGTTCTGCGCAAGAATGTCAGGAATGCCCGGTCCTATGAAGGACGAGAAAGGTCGACCGACACGTAAAGCGGCTTCACTGAAAAGGTGGAATTGTAAATGAGTGTTGAACGAGAATTAGCGGTGCACGAGACCGAGATTAAGCACCTCCAAAATGACATGGATAAGATAGTGTCTGACATGGATGACATCAAAAAAACGCTGCAGAGCATTAACAGTACCCTATCAGAAGCGCGTGGTGGTTGGAAATTTCTGCTGATGTTTGGTGGCGCTGCTGGTACCGTTGGATCGTTCGTTACGTGGATTATCCAGCACTGGGGAATTAGATAACATAAGGACCTATGATGAAACAACAGATGAAAGCAGTGGCTAAGAAAGAAGTTAAGACCCACGAGAAGAAGATGCACGGCATGAAGTGCGGTGGGAAGGTTAAGAAATATGCAGCAGGCGGCAAGGTGATGGAAGACAAAGCCCCGTCAGCAGCTCAAGCAAAAGAAATGCGTGGTCAGATGCAAGATGCTAAGAACCAGAAAGCATGGGACGACTATCAAAAGAGCAAGAAGCCTAACAAGACAGTCAAGAAGATGTCTAAAGGTGGCGGTATCGAACGTAAAGGTAAGTCTAAAGGTAAGTTAATCTAGGAGATTATGATGAGAAACAACATGGGTAATAAAGGCGGTGCAATGCGTGGTTTAGATCAAGCGGCAGCTATGAGTGGTCGTGAGATGCCAGTTACCGGTCGTCCGATGAAAAAAGGCGGTAAGGTTAAGAAGTACTCCAAAGGCGGCGGCTGCGAAGTTCGCGGCAAGACTAAAGGTAAGATGGTCTAGGAGTTTATTATGGGTACAGGCGCCTTTCAGAGTCAACAAGCGGGAAGTACGGTTTATTATGACCCGAGCATAGGGTATTACACACGATCAAGTTCGTCGCCGTATTCGAGTATGCTATTCAGCAGAAACCAACCACTAGGAAGTATGACGCCTGAGCAACTTAAAAAAGCTGGTATTAATGTGATAGGGGGTGCGTTAACTCCAGAGTCAAGCCTGTTTGGTAAAAGCCTAGGTTCCTCCGCACCTAGAGTTGATATAAATGCGTTGCCACTGATAGGACGAACTCAAAATCAGCCTTATCAACGCCCCGGTATGCCTCCGACTACGCCCGGACAAGCTAACAACTTTACTCCACAGTTTGATATGCAGGCGTTAGTACAAGCGATACAGGCCAGACAAGCTATGATGGGGCAACCTAGACAGGGTACATTAACGCCCGGCTCAGCTGTTCCCGGAACTCCTTATGGAGGTGATACAGGTGGCTTAGCGTCGCTAAGAGCGATTGCGGCAGGAGCACCCAGTGCGGGCCAGTAGAGGTATGGGGGATATAAACCCTAAGAAACGCCCCGGTGCTAAACAAATCAAGCGCAAGGATAAGCCTCAGTTTGTTGATAGGTACAAAGAAGGCGGGATGGCTAGCATAGATAAGCTAGCAAAGGCTGAGCGCAGAACAGATAAGATCGGTAAGCGGAAGAAAACAAAAGAGAACTTAGGCAGTCTGTCGGTTCGCGCTAAACAAAAAGATTAGGAGACTCATATGGTCGTCGTGAATTTAAACTTTATTACAGGTGTCATGCTAGGTATTGAGTTCATCGAGGACGATGAGTGGAACCACTTGGTTTTTGATATGCTGATTGTACGACTAAACATCGTATGGGGCCCACAGTTTAAAGGTGATGAATGACTACTACAGGCACGACAGGGTTCAACCTAAACATCAATGAGTTAGTGGAAGAGGCCTTCGAGAGATGTGGCTCCGAGCTACGTAGCGGCTATGACATGCGCACTGCTCGTAGGTCTTTGAATCTATTATCAATTGAGTGGGCTAATCGCGGGATTAACCTTTGGACGGTAGAACAGGGTGAGATTATACTAGTTCCCGGACAAATTACGTATAACCTCCCGGTCGACACTATTGACCTACTGGATCAAGTTATTAGGACCGGCAATGAACAAAATCAAACAGACATTAATATTAGTCGCATCTCTGTATCTACATATGCCACCATACCCAATAAAAATACGCAAGGGCGGCCTATACAGGTATGGGTTAACCGTCAATCAGGTGCTGCGTATCCTGATGGGATGACGACAGAGGTTAAGAACCCACAAATAAATGTGTGGCCTGCTCCTGATAACACAACGACTTACGTGTTTGTGTACTGGAGACTACGTCGTATCCAAGATGCGGGCAATGGCATTAACACAGCCGACATTCCATTTAGGTTTCTTCCAGCGCTTGTTGCGGGATTAGCATTTCACTTGAGCTTGAAGATACCAGAAGCCGCTGCTCGCTCAGCGGATTTAAAAGCTATGTATGAAGAAGCCTTCCGCGAAGCTGCAGATGAAGATCGCGAAAAAGCTCCTATTCGCATAGCTCCACGACAGCAGTTTATGTAGGAGGCTCTATGCGCCCATTTACTATTGCAGGTGTGTTAACGTTAGCATTGTTTATTTGCTTCAAGACAGTAGATGGGGCGGAGAAGATTAAAGAGATGGCCATGCCTACAGAGGTCGGTGAGATTGTGCTGACTCTTGAGGAGTGCCCGTTAAAAAACGAATTTGGGTTTGACTACTATGGTTACGCTACCGATCCGGGTCAACCGGACCATTTTGGTTGCTGGAATGCTGATGACCGTATTGTTCAGATATGGTTTCTAAATGAAGGTATTATTGCCGTGTATAACAAAGATATGTCGATGTGGCTTTCGGTTTAAATTAAAACAACTAAAACAATTGGTTATCAAGACCAAGAATGTTAATATTCTCGTATGCGCAGAATGCTGGGAAGCGGATCAGCCACAGTTGCAACTAGGTATGTATCCTATAACCGATCCGCAGGCGTTGAGAAACCCTAGGCCGGAAACAGGTATTCCGCAAAGTAGAGACACACAGTGGGGCTGGAACCCAGTAGGCTTTAACAACTTGTTAGACTTGCCGATACCAGACAACTTAGAAGCATCAGGCGCAGTAGGCGCGGTAACAGTACAGATTGGAGATCGGAGAATAGAATGACCAAAAAATATGGAAGACCCGAGATTGAGATGGGAAAAGTTGGTGGCGGTGGTACTGGCGGTGGCGGGTCTGCACGAAGTACTCACCCAATGGGAAAAATGACAAAAGCCGAAAAAGAAAAAGTAAAAAAAGACATAATAGATGAAAATGTTAGGCGCGATGTGGGTATAGCTAAAAAGGCACCTGAACGTAAAGCCGCTGCTAGCCAAGCAAAAACAACCACCGAGCAAGGGGTAAAAGTCACTAAATATCCCTATGTGGAGCCTAGTAAGGCGCGTAAAAATTATAGGTCACTTGATGATGCCCTAAAAAGGGTTGACGAAATTGACGAGTACAAAAAAGGCGGTATGGTTACACGAGGTGATGGATGTGCTAAACGCGGTAAGACTAAAGGAAGGACTTATTAACATGTCAGAATACAAACAACCACAGCCGGTACCTGTACCTAATACAGCAGGCTACCCAAACAATGTGCCTAACACTCAGACCAAAGTAAAACGTGGTACGGGCGCTGCTGTTCGTGGTAAACACTACAGTAAAAACAGCCAGTAAGGTAGATAATGAACTACACTCAACTTGTTACTGAGATCGAGTCCTACACAGAGAATAAGTTCACTAAGGCGGACATAGACACCTTTATTAAAGGTGCAGAGCAACGTATATACAACCAAGTACAGCTGCCAG